CCCAGTAAAACGAGGTGGTAGTTTTGTCGTAGGAGAACGTGGCCCTGAATTATTCACACCTGGAGTGTCAGGAATGATTACACCAAATCATGCTCTTGGTGGTTCTACAAGTATTGTTGTAAACGTAGATGCTTCTAATACAACTGCACAGGCTGATAATGGACAGGCTGAAATGTTAGGTAAAATGTTAGCAGGAGCGGTTCAAGATGAACTTCTTAAACAGCAAAGACCTGGAGGTATATTATTTAAATAATGGCAACTTTTGATGACACGACTGTAGGAACTTCTACTGGTGGCACCATACCTAAATATGGTGCAAAAAAACAAAGTAATCCACGAACCACTGTTGTTCAACTTGGAGATGGCTATGAACATAGGGCGAGAATAGGATTAAACATAGACCCGAAAATATGGAACTTGCAATGGGATGTAAGCGAATCTGATGCAGATGCCATCGAGACATTTTTAGAAGCAAGAGCAGTTGATGGTGCGTTTTTTAACTGGAGTCCACCAGCAGGAACAGTGGGTAAATGGGTTTGTCCTACATTTTCTAAATCAATACCCTACTTAAATAGAGCAACAATATCTGCAACATTCAGAGAGGTGTTTGACGTAGGATGACCACACCGACTAATACAGTTACAGAACTACAAAAACCTAATCCATCAGAGATTATTGAGTTATTTGAAGTACATTTAGATCAAAGGTTACACTATGCAGATTGGCAAGTAAAAACAGGCACTTATTCTCAATCTGGAACAACAGTTACAATTACAATTACAGACCATAATCTAAGTAGCGGTCAAACTATAGTTTTAGATTACACTTCTGGATCTGCTACTGATGGTACTTTTAATGTTGCGAGTGTTGTTAATGCCAATGTATTTATAGTTACAGCAGCTTCAAGTGCTACAAACAGTGGAACTGTTGCAATTCTTACGTCTTATACGGCTGGTGATACTGTAAGTTCGACAAGTTTAGTATTAGATAATAGTTTTCCACCACAGGGAATGGTTTTTGAATGTACATCAGGTGGTATAAGTGGTAATTCCGAACCCAATTTTGTAAATACAAATGGAACGTATTCTCAATCAGGAAATACTATTACTGTAACCATAAATAATCATCCATTTGTTCAAGGTAATAATATAAATATAAATTTTAAAACAGGTAATTCTATAAATTCTTCTTTTAGTATTTCTTCAATAACTAATGCAAATGTTTTTGTTGTTACAGCTTCAAACAGTGATACAACTTCTGGAACGATGGAATGGATTGATGGAACGACAATTACTGACAATAATGTTACATGGACTGCAAAAAGGCCAATAAAAAGATTTCATGCTGGTACAAATTTAAAAACAACAACCACCTTACATGAAGCTTCTATACATTTTGGAGGAAAAGTATATGAGCCTTTCCCTGTTCAGACAGAAGGTTTTGATATGACATCAAAAGGTACATTGCCAAGACCACGTTTAACTATCAGTAATTTAAGTCCAAGTCTTTCAAATACATTTACTGTTGCTAATGGTGGATCTGCATTACCAGCAGGAACCATTTCAGCAATGATGCTTGAAGTTAACAAAATTACAGTAGGAAATGATCTTATAGGAAGTACTTTGGTGCGTATAAGAACTTTAAGAAAATTTCTTGATTCTGCTAACTTCAATTCAACAAATGCAACAGCAGATCCTACACAGAAGTTTCCTGATGAAATTTATATGATTGCCAGAAAAGTATTAGAAAATCAAGAAATCGTACAGTTTGAATGTGCTTCTATGTTTGATATGGCAGGTATCAGAGGTCCGAAACGTCAGATTTTACCTGATGAATTTCCTGGTATTGGTGAGTTCTTTCAATGATATGGCAGGATAAAGCCTTAGAACACGCAAAGAAAGAAGCACCTAATGAAGCCTGTGGTCTTGTTTATATGTTCAAGGGCAGAGAGAAATACGCACCAGCTAGAAATATTGCAGTTGATAAGTTAAATCAGTTTACTATTGATCCAAGATCATGGGCTGAAACAGAAGATAAAGGTGACATTGTTGCAGTATTTCATAGTCATGTAAACTGCGATGCAACACCATCTGATGCTGATAAGTATTCTTCTGAAAAACAAGGTTTAAAATATTACATCGTTAATCCTATTAGTAATGAATGGCAAAGTTATGAACCAGTTGGTTATAAAAATAGTTTAATTGGTAGACCTTATGTATTTGGAGTGTATGATTGCTGGAGTCTTGTCAGAGATTATTTTAAGGAACAGGGAATTACACTAAGAGACTGGGTGAGACCTGCTAATGAAGATGATTTTATCAAAAAGCCAATGTTTGAAGATTGTTTCGAGGCAACTGGTTTTCGTGAGTTAAAATATAACGAACAGCTACAGACAAATGATTGTTTATTGCTTAGTATTTATGGTAATGGTCTTAATCATATCGCTGTATTCATTGATGGAGAAGTTTTACACCATATACAAGGAAGACTGTCAGGCAGAGAACCTTATGGTGAATGGTTGCAAAAGTGTACTGGCAGGAGAATAAGATATGTTGCGTAAAATAAAACTATATGGACATCTGAAAGAATATACAGGTCTTAAGGAAGTGGAGGCTCATGTTGATAATGTAAGAGAAGCTGTTAGTTTTCTTACTTGTAATTGGCCTACATTAGAGTCACAGATTGTACAAAATAATTATCATGTTCTACTTGATAAAGATGATGTAGGAGAGGACGAATTATTATATCCGATAGGAGATGCAAGTATTAGTTTTATACCAGTGGTAGAGGGAAGTGGTAAGTTTGGAAGAATTATAGCTGGTGCTGCTTTAATAGGACTTGCTTTTACACCAATCGGTATAGGAGGTTCAGCATTTGCAGGTTTTCAAGCTGGTAAATTTGCTGCTGGATCAGGTATTTTATTTAATTTAGGTGCAAGTCTAGTTCTTCAAGGTGTTGCTAATCTTTTCACTTCTCCTTCACCAATACCTGAAGCAGAGCAAACTCCTGAATCTTCTGCTTTTAGTTCTCCTTTGAATGTAAGTATGCCTGGAATTGCAATACCTTTGGTTTATGGAACGGCAATATGTGGTTCAATAGTGGTAAATACTTCTGTTGAAATAGGAGATGTCTGATGCAAGTATATGATTTAGATTTAGTTTCTGGTTCTGGTGGTGGTGGTAAACGTGATAGCGGTAGAACTCCAGTAAATGAAGAAGATAATCTTAATAGCGTTGCTACTGGTAAATTATTAGATGTTTTATCAGAAGGAGAAATTGCTGGTTTTGCAACACCTTTTGAAAATGATATTGCGACTACAGATAGCACCTATCAAACAGAAGGTCAGAAAGATATATTTTTTAATAAGACACCATTATTAAAAGCATCTGCTGATTCATCTAATGTTACCGCATCTGATTACAATTTTAATGTAGATAATTTAACAACAGAAGCCAATGAAGGAACTGCAAGTCAAGATACTATTTCTGGATTTTCTAAAGTAAGAAGTGTTGTACCAGCTTTTCCTAACGATGATCTTACTGATGCTGGATCTGAAAAGATATTAAGTGATGGTTTAAGCGATACAAATGGTGCAAGGATTACAGAAGTTGTTGTGAATGTAGGAGTTCCTTCTTTGTTTGTCACTAATAATAAAGGTGATGTAACAGGTGCAAACTTAAGATTTTTAATTTTCAGAACTGTTGATGATGTAACTACCCAAGTAGGTAATGTTTTAGTTCATGGCAGAACAAATGATTTATATCAAATCCAAAAAACAATACCAATACCTAAAGCATCTAATACTAATGCCAGAAATATAACAATTACAGTTAGAAAATTTAATTCTCCACCGTCAGGAGGAAATCTAATTCAAGTTGGTAATTCTATAAGATTTATGTCTGCTATTAAGGTAATAGATCAAAACTTACCTTATCCAAACACAGCATTGGTTGGTCTTAATATTGATGCCGAAAACTTTAGCTCCGTTCCAAAAAGAACTTATTTATTAAAAGGTATAAAAATTCGTATTCCTCATAATACGACAGTAGATAAACAAACAGGAAGAATAATTTATGACAGTGGCTATGTATTTGATGGCTCTATGCAAGAAGCAAAATTCTGTGCGTGTCCTGTTTTTGTTTTATATGACATTTTAACTTCAAAAAGATATGGTTTTGGCGATCAAATTTTAACACCAGCAGAAAAAGTAACTTTTAATGGTTCCGCACAAAATATTGATTTATTTTCCTTTGTTGAAGCATCAAAATATGCAAATACTCTTGTAAGTGACAGAAGAACAAATCCAACAAGTATCTCTGGTGATTACACACAATCTGGCAGAACAGTTACAATTACTTTCACTGCAAACAGTGGATTTCAGAAAAGAGATGTAGTAACTTGTGATTTTACATCAGGTAGTGCAGTAGATTTTTCTGGTCGAATTATTACTGTCAAACAAGATAAAAAGGTAATAACATTAAGAGCTACAAATTCCGCTACAAATAGTGGAAATGTTACTGTTACTAAAGGCAATACAGAACCTAGATTTAGTTTTAATGGTGTAATAAACAGACAAGAAGATGCTTTTAAATTATTGAATAAAGTTGCTTCTGTTTTCAGAGGTGCTGTTTATTTTAGTGAAGGCAAAATAAAACTTACGTGCGACAAACCAGCAGATTCCGTTTACTTATTTAATAGAAGTAATGTTACACAGGAAGGTTTTAGTTATGAAGGATCTGACGTTAAAACAAGGTCTAATTGTGTTGTGGTTAGGTTTTTTAATAACGTTACACAGCAGATAGATTATGTTCAGCATCCGTTAGCAAGTAATTTAGATACAGATCCTTTTGTAACTAAATATGGTCTTAATAAAAAACAGATAGATGCTTTTGGTTGTACATCAGGTGGTCAGGCTTCACGTTTCGCACGTTTTATATATTTCTCAGAAAACTTTTTGACAGAAACTTGTACATTCACTACGACAAGTGATGCAGGAGTAATGGTAAAACCTGGCATGGTTATTTCCATATCAGATCCAGTGAGAAGTGGTACAAGGCTTGCAGGTCGCATAACAGCAGCATCCACAAGTCAAATAACGGTCGATAGTATATCTGGTATAAGTTTTTCTTCGGGTGACAAGCTTTCTGTAATTTTAGGTAATGGAAATATGGAAACAAAAGATGTAAGTGGTATATCAGGAAGTGTAATAACTGTTTCTTCTGTTTTTACATCAGCACCTAATATAAACAGCGTTTGGTTATATGAAAAAACAACTGTCGCACCTTCTACATGGCGAATTATATCTATACAACAAGCACAAAATTTACAATATACAATAACAGCAGTAACTTACAACAGCAGTTTATATAACACTATTGAAGGTGGAACGGATGTCGAAGCTAAAGATATAACAACTCTTGATGAAAAAGTAGATTCGCCATCAGACGTTACTATTAGAGAATCACTATATAAACACGTTCCAAATAAAGATACTTTTGCTACTAATAATGGAAATATTAGAGTTCAGTTAAGAGCAACATGGCCTAGTGTAAATGGTGCTGTTAAGTACAAAGTTAGTTATACAAAAGGTGAGGATGCAGATAATCAAGATAATCCAGTTGATGTCATAGTAAGACGAAATGAATTTGAACTACGAAATGTAGAGGCAGGTAATTTATATGTGTTTTCTGTACAAAGTATTAATGCTGCTGGTTTGTTATCTACAGTTCCTTTTGTTAAAACAATGGATGCACCAGTTGTTGGTAAATCTGCACCGCCAAGTAATGTTGCAAGCCTTTCAGCGACTATAGATCCTAATGATGGTGTAGGTCTTAACTGGGTTCCTGTAACACCTTTACAATCCAATGGTTTTGCTGATTTAGATTTAGCTGGATATGAGGTAAGAAAAGGCACTGTTTGGGATAATGGCACGCACCCAGAAACAGGTACATCTGGTTCTGGAATAAGGGTACAAGCAACAAATTTATTTTTACCAGTTGAATTTGTACAAGTCACTTCAACCTTTATGGTAAAAGCTTATGACACATCAGGTAATTTTTCTACAACTGCAACATCTGCAACAGTAACCATAAATTCCCCATCTGCCATTGTAAATCCAATTCAACCAAGTCCATTACCAAGTCCTCTTGATACTGGTACAGTTCTTACTGGTGAAAATGGGATTATAAAAATTAGATGGAATAAACCAGAAACACATACTTATAAAATTAAAAATTATAAGATTGCATTTAATGATGGATCAGAAAAGATAATTTTTGCAGACAATACCGAATTTCAAACACCTAATGCGTGGGCTGGTTCTTCTCGTTCATTTGTAATTAGTGCTGTTGATATTGCAGGAAACGAAGGTACTACTACAAGTGTTAGCGTTACAATTCCAAAACCTGCTGCACCTAATAATTTAACTCATAGTTTTACTATTGATTCTGTTGTTTTAAAATGGCAAGAAGCTGCTAGTGCGGGTGCATTACAACCTCCTGTTATTGGTTATAGGATTTTTAGAAATAATGGAACAACAAGTATTGCACAGATAAAAGGTACAGAATTTACTTTATTAGTTAATAACACTAATTTTCCAAGTTTAACCACAAGTTATCAAGTAGCTGCTGTTTATGCAGATCCAGCATTCCCTACTGATGGTAAACCATCAACAAACCAAGCAACTAGAAGTATAACGATAACAAATGCAGCATCACCTCCTAATCAAGGATTTAGTTTTGAGTTAGATTTTGTAAGAATAAAATGGGGTGAAGTAAACGGATCTTTGAAAACAATAAGATATGGAATTTTTGATAATGAAGGTGATTTGATAGGCGAGGCTGATAGTAGAGAATTTACTTTAAAAGCTGATTTTGATACCAAAACTATTCAGATCAGAGCTTTTAGTGCAGCTTATATAAATACAGGAGGACTTAGTTTATTTAGTGGAGTAGGTAGCGATCTTACGATCACAAGACAAAATTTATCAGCACCTGAAAGTGGTTCTTTTGTTTTAGGTAGTGAAGGAGGTTTAGGATTTGTTACTACAAAATGGACAACTCCTAATGTAGTTGCAGCTAATAATTTAGCTTTTAAAGATTTCAAAATTATTAGAAGTAGCTCAAATACACTTTCGGCAGCATTAAATAATATTGAGTTATCAGTTATACAAGATACTGAGTCATTTAAAGAAGAAGTTAGTTGGAAAGTTACAGGACAGAATAACAGTATTACTAAATACTATTACATTATTCCTAGAGATTTATTAAACAATGAAGGAACAGCTTTGAGGATTGAAGTTGAAATATTTAGACCAAGCACAGTACCAGCTTCAGGCACTTGTGAAGTTATTGATAATAATGTTTTATTACGTTGGGGCGAACCTTCTGTAAATGCAGCAAATCAATTAAAAATAGATCATTATGAAATAAGAAAACATACTGGCAGTGGTGCATCAAGCCAAGTTTGGAGTACATCATCACCCATAGGTAAGGGAGCAGGAGAGACAATAACTGATTCAAGATTTAGTGTAGTATTTGAAACTGTTGCTGGTACGTTTACTTATTTAATCAAAGCTTATGATACTGCTGGTAATGAAACAAAGGACAGTGAAATATTTTTTAAATCACTTGAAGTAGCTCAACCACCTGATTTTATTTTAAATGCTGATTATGACTCAGTTTTTAGTACATCTAGTACAGGTCTTACATCACCTCAAGAAGTTGATTCTGTAGCATTTACTAACTGTCTTAAAGTTTTTGATATTGCTTTAAATAAAAACGTACTTTATTTACCAGTTCTTAGCAATAGCAGTGGCGTTGGAACGCAGACTTGGCAGGAACATTTTGTTGGGACTGGATCAAATGCAAGTCCACAATTTGCAAATATTTCTGCAATACAAAGTGCTGGCTTTTCTGATTACTTAGAACCAGCCCCTACAGGAGATTCAGGAAAAGGTGAATATCAAGAGGTGTTTGACTTTGGTACGAATTTAGCATCATCCAGAGTAGCAACCTTAGCTGAATTTGCTAATCAAGGCTCTGGAACTGTAAATCAATCACAGAGAATTGACCTTGCTTCTGGTGGGTCAGGCGGAACGTTCAGCGATGGTACAGAATCAAATACAAGTGCTGCTCAAAGATTTGGAGTAGGATTCCAAAGAGTTAGATATAAAACAAGAGCAATATCTGTTGCTGGTTCTTTGACAAAAATAACTAACTTAAATTTAAAAATAGATGTAAAAATTAAAAATGATACAGGCATTGGAACGGCAAATGCTAGTGATTCTATAGTTATTGATGGTGTAACTAAACAAGGTACTACTGTTAATTTCAATGTAAATTTTGTTGATGTACAAGGAATTGCTGTTACACCAAACACAACATCTGCTGTAATTGCTGTTGTTGATTTTCAAGACATACCAAATCCTACCTCATTTAGAGTTTTGCTATACAATACGAGTGGAGTTAGAGTTAGTGGTAACTTCACATGGCAATGCAGAGGAACTTAAATGGCTAATTTTGCGAATCCTACAGTAGGAAGTAATTACACAGACTTCCCTAATGAGATTAGAGCCAGTGTTAATGCAGCTTTACGGCAGTTATCAGTTGATAGTCATACAAATATTCCTACAGGTGCAATAAAATTTGATACCAGTGCTAATAGATGGAAAAAATTTAATGGCAGTGCATTTGTAGATTTAACATCAACTTATAATTTAAATGCAAATGTAAGTGTAAATCAGCTTGATTTAGGAAATGATGAACGTGCCAGATTTGGTGGTTCTCAGGAATTACAAATTTACAATGATGGTTCGAGATCAAGGATTGAATCAAATTCAGATCATCTTTTTATAAAAGGCGGAGATATAACATTTTTTAAAGGTGGTTCTTCTGAACAATTTATTGACTGCAATTCTGATGGAAGTGTTGATTTATTTTTTAATCAGAATGTGCACTCTGATCCCAAATTATCAACTACTAATTATGGAATACAAGTAACAAATTCAGTAGGTATTGGTCGTGCTGCTGGTAGAGCTTTAGATGTTGAAGGTAGCGTACAAATTGGTACTGCAAGTACAGCAGGTGCAGAATTAACAATTGGCCGCTCTGGTTCTGGAAATAGAAATGCTTTTGTAGATTTTATTGGAGATGACACTTATACAGATCATGGATTAAGAATTATCAGAAGAAATACTGGCGCAAATGCAGCAAGTGAAATAATTCATAGAGGAACAGGCACTCTTTCTATTGTTTCTTTTGATGCTGGTGCGCTTGAATTTAGAACAAATAATACACCTAGAGTTTATGTACATCCAACTTTAACAAGAGTAGGTATA